CTAAAGGCTCTCCATTACCAGCTCTAGAAATAAAACCTTCTCTTAAATAATAGCCATCTTCTAAAGAGGAATCGAATCTGTATTGCCCATTATAACCAGGTTCTGAAGAAATAATAAAAAACGTATCATCTGCAGGTAAAGGATCTTCTGCCATAGCATCTGCTCTAGTATCAAATCTTTCTCCGGTTCCTTTAGCAATAACGGAAATAGCAGCTTCATTAGATGTAGATCTAGTAGTATTAGCATCTATACCTTCTGCATGATTGTCTGAAATTTCTGCTACTTCTTTCCAATCTTCTGCGGTGCTTTCTTTATATCTGTCTACAGTTTCTACAGAATTTGTTTTATCATGTAAATAATTACTGGCTTTTTTTGATGTACTCATATTTTGTTGATTTTATAAACTAAAAGTGCTTTTGGTATTTTTAACTTTTACTACTGTTTCTGTAGTTTTAGGGGTGTAATCGTTAAATAAACTGGTGTTATCTTCTATTAATGCAATAGCTTTTTTAAAATATTCTTCTCCTGCAGTTAGGCGTTCTAATTTTAATTTAGCTAATTGTTGTTCTGATAAAGGATTTTGTTTATAACCTGGTAAATCATCCATTTGCTGATACATACCAGAAGCAGTTAATAGAAAAGAACCACTTTCTACAGCTTTTGCAACTGTATAATGTACTTGACTAGCTTGCAAAAATTCTAATACTTGTTTTTGTATAGTTTCTTCTGCAATTTTTATAGTAGCAATAGTAGATGTATTTAAAACAGATGTAAAATATTGGTGGTGTGTTTCTAACATGTAGTGACGTAAAGCCAAAAACGTTTGTCTAGAGTTTGCAATACCAAACCATTTGTTAAATGTTTCTGTAGTTCTTACAAATAATTCATTAAAAACAGTATAACTATCTGTATTGGTCCAATTGATAAAAGTATCTGTATTGGCTTCCATAATTTTTAAAGAAGCATCTAAAGCCATTAAACCAGCGTCTAATAAAGAGCGTCTTAAATCTCTAATTTGCCACCATTCTGCTGCTTTGTAATCTGTACCAGAATTAACAGAAATTCCACCATCTGTAACTTGTACATTAGCTAAAGGCATGTATAAAAACCATGCTAAATTTGCAGAAGCTTCACAAAGCAACTCATAAACCTCTAACTCTGTTGGTTCTGTTGGTACAGTAGTTGCATAATCGTTATAAATAGAAGCACCAACTAAGTCTTTTACATACTTTCTGTCTGCTTGTTTTACATAAGGCTCTATACTGGCCCACTTAATATTTTTATTTACAGAAACATATTTCTTTATATCTTCTATGGATTTTAATAGTGTAGCCATTTATAAAATGTTTTGGGTTCCTGTTGGGTTCGCATCTAAAGTGGTTAGCTCTATATCTCCAAAACCACCTTCTAAATCTTCATCCCAACCATTATAATCTCTAATAAAGTACCATGGATATAAAGAAATTTCTCTTTTGCTTTTAAATAAACTGGTAAGGATAGAAAAGGCTTCTCTTTTATCGGAACCAGAACCGGTGTTCATTTTTCCTCCAGGAATACCGGCACCCAATAAACTTGGATCTACACCTAATGCAAACATAATTTCTGAATTTGCGGCACTTGCTTCTGGTAAATAAGCACCGTCTTTAATTTTATTATCTATTGGTTCTACTTCTATACCTTTTACCCAATTTTGGTTTTGATCTAAATATGTTACAGATTGAATAGATTTTCCAGCGTTTTTATTACCAGACAGATGCGAGTCTATTGCATCTGTTAACTGATCTCTAATTTCCTTGCGTTTTTCTGGTGTGTAGTCTAGCCAATCTGCTCCATAAGTTCTTTTAAAATATTCTTCGGATATATGAACAACAAATTTTATATTTAATTGGTTGGTAAATAATGCTTTTTTAAATTCGGGTATAGAGTTTGCAACATCCATCCATCCATTATGAAAAACAGCGTGCCAATCTGCTTCTGGATAATAGGTTTCATTCATTAATGGATAAAAAGTAGGCATCACAAATTTGTGAATTCTATTTTTTTTGCAGTATTCTTTAATCTGTTCTGGCGACCAATAAAAGTCTATTACAGGTATTTTTCTTACATACTCTGAATCTACACTCATAGAATATGTCCAATTATGACAGAAATAAGCATTTTCTATTAAACCGGTACTTTTATTAATTTTTTCGTAACGAACTTTAGATGCTTGTAATCTTCTTACAGAATGGATTTTAGAAAAATCTTTGGTTAAAATAAACTCTGGTTGTGCTAAATAGAACGTTTCTAAATCTGCAATGTGTTCATTCCAAAAACGCTCTAATCTATTTCTTTTAAAAAATGCTTTAATTTCTGGACCAACATCTTTTAAGGTTTGTATTTTCTTTTGAAGTTTATCATTATCATCTGTTTCTGATTTATAAAAATGAAAACCTTGACCATAATGTGTAGCTTTTAAAAAACGTAAACCAGCACCACCAGAACCGTTTAATCTTAATGCCTTTAATATCTTCTGGATTAATAACAGTATGCTTTGGTTCTTTTTTGTTTCCAGAAAAAGCAAATGCTTCACCAGATCCTAAACCAAAAGCAACGTCTCCATGACTTATAAAATTTCCCATTTAATAAATTACTTTTTGTCCGTTAAACTCTATTACAAACCGAATTCTAAATTTTTTCATTTCTCCGTTAGGTAGTTTTAGATTTCTGGTTTTATTAGCAAAATGATTTGGGTTTTTACGTTCCTTTATCACTCTTGGTTGCATGGCTCTTAAAGCAGCAACAGACGTAATACGCTCTTGCTTTTCTTTTGTTCATTTTCTTTAAAACATCTTTCATGTATATATTTTCTGCTAACATATAGGCAAGATGGAGAAACATTACATCTAAAAAAAGGACATAAAAAAACCACTCTTAATAGAGTGGTTTTGATATAAATATTTACTTGTATTATCTAAAAATACTTAGATTTTTCGGTATGTTTTAAGGCTATTTGTTTTGGTGGGTAATTATGTATAATCTTAACATTGTAACCTTTATAGTAATTGTCTTTATCTAACAGATTTTTTATTTTATTAAACTCCGTTTGATTTAAAACGAACTCTAAAGCTTCTGTTTGTTCTTCTGTCTTTAAATTATTAGGTAACTGATCTATAATTTTATCTAAAACATTTTTTTCATGATTAAAATTGCCAAAGTATAGATTTTGAAAATTACTACACATTTCTTTATTGATATGTATATCTATAGGTTTAAAATTCAAATTATCTTTATTCCATAAAGCGTTTATTCTATCAAATTTATCTGATAAAGGTCTAGAATCCCTTTTACCAAAATCTACACCCATAATAAAACTGTTTTCTTTTTTCATACTCAAATATACAATATTTGCATCAGAATTAGAAACCACTGTAGTCTTACTAATTAAATCGGTTTTTGTTTGTTCTTTATGGTTTGATCCGTTAACAACCATAGCATTAATGTTTACCATAAACATTAAGCAAAAAAGTAAAAATATTTTTTTCATACATCTAAAATAGAGTAGTGGCAATAGTTAAAAAAGGACAATCTATTTTTAACTACAAATAAGATCAATGTCGGTCCAATCATCTGGAGAAACAATTAATGGCTGTTGTGCTGTAATTTCCCCTGTAAAACGGTAACCATACAACCTTTCATTAAAAACAGGACCTACTTTATGGTTTTTAACTTCAGATACTTTAAACCTATTAAATAAAATATGATTTTTAATAGTTGCATCATGTCGCATACGTGCAATAATCTTATAACCAAAGGCTTCGGATAAATCTAACATTTCGTTTTGTTCGTCAAAATTGCCATTTTCTGGATTAAAATAAACAGTAAACGCAAAGGTTCTATCATTAACAGATTGGTTTGGCTTGCTTTTACCTAAATCACTTTCGTGGCTTTCTACAACCAAACAAGGGAAACTTGCATCACTTCTAAAAGCACCTTTAATTTCTGCTAAATCTATTCTAAAGAAATCTTCTAAACCAATTAGTTTTTCTTGTAAATCTTTAAAATATGCTATAATACTATTGTGTGAAATTG